CCAGGATGCGGGCACCATCGAGGCCCTCGATGACATCATCGGCAACACCCACGACCTCGTCCTGATGAAGGACTCCAAGGGCTACCAGCTCGATGCCTCTTGCGCCGGTGCGGAGCTCACCAACTCCTGCGCCCCTCGCGCGGGCACCCCGGCCAAGACCCTCTACATCCCCCTCCAGTTCTGGTTCTGCCGCAACCCTGGCCTCGCCATCCCGCTCATCGCCCTCCAGTACCACGAGGTGCGCATCAACGTGGAGTTCGAGCAGTGGATCAACTGCTGCTACTACGAGACGGCGACCTCCACTGCCCCCTCCACCGCCATCCAGTCCCTCACCGCCGCGTCCCTCTACATCGACTACATCTACCTCGACACTGAGGAGCGCCGCCGGTTCGCCCAGCAGACCCACGAGTACCTCATCGAGCAGCTGCAGTACACTGGCGCGGAGTCCATCACCTCCTCCTCCAACAAGATCCAGCTGAACTTCAACCACCCCGTCAAGGAGCTTGTCTGGGTTGTTCAGCGCGACTCCTTCGTCGACTGCACCCCGGGCCAGAACTTCATCGCGGAGGTGAACGGCTGCCAGCCCTTCAACTACACGGATGACTTCACCACGGAGGGTGTTGTCATGGACATCCTCGCCCGCGGCTCCCTCGGCACTGGCACTGGCGGCGCGCTCGCCACCAACGGCAACAACACCACCATCCCCACCACCTCTGGCGATGGCCCGTCTGGCCCCTACCTGCCCGGTCTCGGCATCAACCCCGGCCCGTCGCTGGGCGGTGCCTCTTGGCTCGACTCTGGCTCCAACCTCGGGGAGGAGGTCTTCGCGGCCACCACCAACTACCTCCTCGCCAAGGTCGTGCTCGCCTCTGGTGTCAAGTGCTCCGGCAAGAACCCCGTGGAGGTCGCCAAGCTCCAGCTCAACGGCCAGGACCGCTTCACGGAGCGCGAGGGCCGCTACTTCGACCGCGTCCAGCCCTTCCAGCACCACACTCGCACCCCGGCCCCGGGCATCAACGTCTACTCCTTCGCGCTCAAGCCCGAGGAGCACCAGCCCAGCGGCACCTGCAACTTCTCCCGCATCGACAAGGCGACCCTCCAGCTCACGGTGTCCGTCAACACTGTCCGCTCTGGCCGCACTGCCCAGGTGCGCGTGTACGCCGTGAACTACAACGTCCTCCGCGTCATGTCCGGCATGGGCGGCCTCGCGTACTCCAACTAAACACCAGAACTTCAAGGTCGTCGGGGGAGGAACACGGGGGAAACCCCACACCTGTGGTTGGAACTCCAAAAACAGGTGTGTCCAGAAAACATAGAATGGAGCCTCTGTTTACTGAGGATTGGTTCTCCGGGAACATCGGCACGTGGTCGCAGATTCTCCGTGAATTTCGCGGAAACCCGGTTCGCGCCCTCGAGATTGGTTCATTTCAGGGTCGGTCCACGCGGTGGCTGCTCGAAGACATCCTCACGCACCCTGACTCGCGGATTACCTGTGTGGATACCTTCAAGGGGTCCGTTGAGCATTCGGCCCACCATATCCGCAACATGCGTGAGCTGTTCGAGCACAACATTCAGCCCTTTGCCGAGAAGGTGGACATTTTGGAGGGAAATAGCCAGGTCGTCCTTCGCACACATGCGGGAGCGTATGACTTTGCATACGTGGACGGCGACCATCGCGCGTTCGCAGTTCTTGAGGATACCATTCACGCCTTTCGTCTCCTGAAGTACGGAGGGATTCTCATCTTTGATGACTATCTCTGGTTGGGCGGAAAGCGGCCGATTGACAATCCCCGTCCTGCCATTGATGCGTTCATGGCGCTCAACGCAGACCGGTTCGTCCTTCTCCACAGCGACTACCAGGTCATCCTTCGGAAGATAGTTCACGAATGAACACGTTGAGCCCGAGGGACGAGAGCGCGGCTCCCTCCCGACACGTATGCACTGGACTGTGCGAATCACAATCCGACCCACAGAAGGCCACAATCCGATGCGGAGGGTACGCTCGAGTGACCTCAGTCCAATGGGGCAGTCCGCGATGCAGGCTTCCGTAGATGACGAGGTCAAAGGACCCTGCGCGAACCTCATCCAGTGTCACGAGAGGAGGCTTCGCAGAGACCGGCACTGTGCGAGAGTACGTGAAGCCCCGTCCGTAGAGGCTTGCGGGGGTCGGGTAGTCGTCATAGAGATGCGGAAGCCCAACGGAGTCGACACAGGCAGACCCGAGGAGCTGCTTGAATCCAATGGCCGTCAGACACCGAAGATAGTCCGGGTCGCTTCGGTCTCCGAGATAGAGGATTCGGTTCGGCGACGGACACCCGACAGTGTCGAGGACGTACTGCGCCATGGCGCGACACGTGAGATGCTCGCGCGTGTACTCGAGGAGCTCGGGGATGGACTCCGTCGGAGTTTCAGACCGCATCGCATCCAAAACGAGACGCTTTGGAAAGTGGGTCATGGTTCGGACAGGGCAGCGCTCAAGGTCTTGAAACCACGGGAGACACCCGTTTCCGAGAATTTCGTAGTGACGCAGGCAGTCCCATCCCGCTTTCTTCTGCGTTCGTCCAAAGACGCTCTGTTGGTAGTCTGCACGATAGGCCTCCTCCGTCTCGAAGCGATACGTGGAGACATCCCCCGGAATGATATCGGCGAACTGTTTGGTCTTGTCGGGGACCTCCGAGACGAGCTTCTGCTCGGGAATGGAGAACGAAATAGGATATACAGGCATCGGTTTCTGTATAGAAAATGCTCCGTACAAAGTTCCTTGAGCGGTGTGCCTCTCCGTCCGATATTCACGAGCACCTTCCGATTCTCGCGCAGTATGCCTCTGAGTGTACGCATGTCACGGAGTGTGGCGTGTGTACAGTCGTGAGTTCCTATGCCTTTGCGGACGCGCTTCGCGGGACGCCCGGGGCGCGCTTCATTCAGGTCGACCCGAAGTGGCATCCGAATGTGGATGTCTTCCAGGCCGAGTGCAAGGCTGAGGGGCTTGACTCCGTGTATTATCGTAAGAGTGACCTGGACTGCCCGATGGAGGAGACAGACCTTCTGTTCATTGACTCGTGGCACGTCTATGGGCATCTCAAGCGTGAGCTGGCCCGCTGGCATCCCCACGTTCGGAAGTACATTCTCCTCCACGACACGACCGTCGATGAGTGGGAGGGAGAGACGATTCGCCTCAGGTGGGATGCCGTTCAGCAGAGCCGCGACACGGGAATCCCTGTGGACGAGATTCGCAAGGGACTCTGGCCTGCCGTAGAGGAGTTCCTCGCCCAGCACCCCGAGTGGCGCATGCGCGAGCGGCTGACGAACTGCAATGGACTCACCGTGCTTGAGCGTCAGACCTAACCATCCGCTCGACCAACTGCGCAAAGGACACGGAGCGTGTCCACCCCAACTCTGTTTCGGCGAGGGTTGCATCTCCCACCAGGAGGTCGACTTCCGCCGGACGATACAACACTGGATTCACTCGGACGACAACACGTCCGGATGTATCCCGTCCACACTCGTGGTCTCCCGTTCCCTCCCACGTGAGCGTGTGCCCCGCAACCTGAAAGGCGCGCTCGATGAACTCCCGGACACTGTGCGTCTCTCCACTCGCGATGACATAATCCTTCGGCTCCTCCTGCTGGAGCATCAGCCACATGGCCCGCACATAGTCCTCGGCATGTCCCCAGTCCCGCTTGGCGTCAAGGTTCCCGACGTCCAGGGTAAAGGACGGGTCTGCGTAGACGCGCTGCAGCCCGAGCGTCACCTTTCGCGTGAGGAACTCGCGTCCACGACGCTCAGATTCATGATTGAAGAGGATTCCATTGCAGGCATAGAGTCCGTAGCTCTCGCGGTAGTTCTTCACAATCCAGTAGGCGTAGAGCTTCGCAACTCCATACGGACTGCGCGGATAGAAGGGCGTCGTCTCGCGCTGGGGTGTCTCGACGACCTTTCCGTAGAGCTCTGACGTTGAGGCCTGATAGATGCGTGTCTTCGACTCGAGCCCCAGCGTCCGAATGCATTCCAGAAGCCGAAGCGTCCCGAGCCCATCCACGTCCGCCGTGTATTCGGGCTGGGAGAAGGACGTATGGACATGCGATTGGGCTGCGAGGTTGTAGACTTCGATGCGGTCGTAGGCTGCGACCGACTGAACGACCGAGAGAAGCGACGTGAGGTCACACATATCCGCCTGCTGCAGCGAGAACTGGGGGTGGTCCAGAACCGCCCCGAGGCGTTCTGTGTTGGGCGTGGAGGTCCGGCGGGAGACACCGCGCACCGCATAGCCCTTCGACAACAAGAGTTCGGCAAGGTAGGACCCGTCTTGCCCAGTTACGCCGGTGATGAGGGCGACGCGGGACATTCTTGTGTCTTCTCGAGACAGCTTTGCGAAAGCTCCCACCCCGGTGAAATGTGCTCGACGTGGGCGTGCGTGGAGTACCCCGGAATGCAGCTTCCGAGGACACGACCCCGCCGACCCAGCGTCAGGAACTTCTCATGGTCCAGATTTCGATAGGCCCAGAAAATCTCAAAGTCTTCGTTGAAGGTCTTGCTGAGGGCAATCCAGGTGTTCGTCGTGGAGGGGATGGTTCGCCAGTGCACCGACGGGGACACAGCCAACCGTGCGGTGAGGTCCTTGTACATCGAATACGTGTACTTGTCGCGGTGGTCGTAGAGGGTCAGGTAGTCAAACCGAATCCACTCCGGAGTCAACGGCGAGAACCCCTCGCGGACAATCGTCGGCCATCCCGGGCGATGG